ACGAATGCCAACATCTACCTGGATGGCGCTAACCTGCTGGGCCGGGCCGAGGAGGTCAAACTGCCTGACGTCTCCATGACCATGCAGGAGCATAAGGCGCTTGGGATGGTGGGCAAGGTGGAACTCCCTGCAGGCTTCGACAAGCTTGAGGGCGAGATCAAGTGGAACAGCTTTTACCGCGACGCGATGCTGTCTGCCGCGAACCCGTATAAGTCGCTGGCGCTGCAGTGCCGTTCCAGCGTTCAGCGCTACAGTTCGCAGGGGCTGATTGACGAAATTCCGCTGGTCACTTTCCTGACGATCATGTTTAAGAAGAACCCGCTGGGGACGTTCAAACAGCATGAGAACGCCGAGTTCTCCAGTAGCTTCACCTGCACGTACATCAAGCAGGTACTGGATGGTGAAGAGCTGCTGGAGCTGGACTATCTGGCCAACATCTTCCGCGTCGGCGGCGTTGACCAGTTGACTGATTACCGCATCAATATCGGAGGGTGATCATGGTGGTACCCAAAGTTGAGCACAAACGATAGACGATCTGGTGGCGTCGCTGAGTTATCAGACCCACCACTTTCCGGGCACCACGCTGACAATTGCTGTCGCGCTGATGCCAGATGGTTTTATGGTCAGTAGTGGATTCAGCGCCACGGCGCATCCGGGGCTGTTTGATGAAGAGACCGGCAGGAAAGTGGCCATCGCTAAAGCGCAGCACAATGCGACTGAAGCGCTGTGGCAGTTTGAGGGGTACAGGCTGAAGTCCTGGCTGGCATCGGGGAACCACGATGACCGTTGAAATTGAAGATAAAGGCGGGAACTGTGGTTCGATTGGCATGGGGAATGGCACCTGGTTTACCATCCTCGATATTCCGGGGGTGGAAAACCTTTTTAATACCCGTAAAACCAATGACCCGATTGACTGCACCCGCTCCAAAGCACGGAAGCTCGCTGACCTGATTGAGGCATGGGAGCCTCCTGACCACTGGTTCACCGGCATCGGCAAATCCGAAGGAAAGGCACTTCTTATCGCCTTCCTGCGTAACTGCAAAGGCTTTCGCACTCACTGATATCACAGGGGCTTCGGCCCCTTTCTTCTTAATCCCCTTTAATATCTGCCAGCCCCACCACCGGACATACTGCTCTGAACTTACACAGGAGCACGATCATGTCACAAACCCAATCCGATACTTTTAAGCTGTCTTACCCCTTCACCACCGCTGCAGGCACCAGAGTTGAGCAGGTTGAACTGAAACGCCTGACGGTCAAAGACCTGAAGCAGGTGCGCAAAATCAGTAAAGACCCGGCTGACTGGGATGAACCGCTGATTGCCCGTAGCACCGGTATTCTCCCGGAAGACCTCGATAACATGGATCTTGCCGATTACATGGAACTGCAGAAACGATTTCAGCAAGTCACTGGGCTGGGCAAGAGCGACGAAAACGCTGATGCAGGCGCAGGGGCTGCTGGCGAGGTGGTTTAGATTTCAGCCGGGGGAGATTGATGCCCTCGATACTGATGATCTGGAGATGTGGCTGGAGCAGGCTGAAGAGCAAATCAGAAGCGAGTTCGGCGATAATAAGTAACTCCTCATCACTTAACAGCCGCTACTCGCGGCTGTTCTGCATGGCTCTCAGACATTTTCCTTCCGTTTTTCCGCTTTCAGAGGATAACCACCGTGGCCAGTGAATTTTCAGTCGGCGTCATTATTGGCGGCATTGTCGGGAGCAGCTTCCGTTCTGCCGTCAGCGGTACCCGACGCGCCCTTGATTCCCTGGGCGATACATCGCGCCGCCTGCAGGAACGCCAGAATGCCTTAACCCGTGCAACTGAACGTTATGGCCAGTTAGGCTCTTCCCGTATGCAGCGCCTCAACAGCGACCTGCTGCGGGTAAGTCGCTCAATGGAGCAAATTGAGCGCCAGCAGCGCCGTCTGTCAGCAGTATCGGCCACCAGTGATGCGCTGAAAGCTAACCGCATGGCGCTCTATGGTCAGGGCGCAGAAACCTATGCCATCGGCAGAACACTGAGCGCACCAGTCATGGCCTCGGTCAAACAATATGCCTCGTTTGAATCCCAGCTACGCGATATCAGTGTCACCGGTGATTTGGATGCTAAACAGGAGCGTGCGATTGGTCTGGCGATAAGGCAGGCTTCGCTGAAGATTAACCAACTGCAGGAATCCCTGATGGGAGGCGTCGGACAGTTGGTTGCTGATGGCATGGCCCCTGAACAAGCGGCAACATTCGCTGAGATGCTGGGGAAAACAGCTACAGCAACTAAAGCTGACATGACCGATCTCGCCAAAATGACCTATGCCTTCAGCGATGCACTCAAAATTACTGACGCTAAAGAACTGGAGCAGGCATTTGGTATGGCGGCAACGGGTGCAAAACTCGGCTCGTTTGAGCTAAAAGACATGGCGAAGGCTCTGCCGGGGATGACGAAAGCATTTGCGGCGCGTGGCATTACTGGAAAAGAAGCGATTATGGAGATCGTTTCAAGTCTGGAAGTCGGCAAAGGCAGCGGCTCAGCGGAAGAAGCTGTTACGAATATGTCCAACTGGCTGGCAGCTATGGGGCGAAACGATACCATTCAGAAATATGCCAAGGCCGGGATTAATTATCAGAAATCCATGCAGAACTTAGTCGCTCAAGGATTCTCGCAGTATGAGTCCTCACTGATGATTGCCAACGCTTTTATTGACGACAAAGGCAAGGCGTTTGTTCAGCAATGGGAGAAAGCTGGTGCCGTTGGTGATCGGGAAGGCCAGCAGAAGCTAATGGAGTCCTTTGGACTGGCAGAAGTCTTCACGGATATTCAAACCGTCAACCATTTACTGTCGATGCGTCAGGGCTGGGATAAATATCTTTCCAATAAGCAGGAAATGAAAAGCCCTGCCGCCAAAAATACGTTGAGTACTGATTTTACAAAGCAAAATGATACTCTTGAGGCCCGTTGGCGTAGAACGCAGGTTGGGTTTAATGAGGCAGCCATCAGCATTGGTGAGTCACTACGTCCGGCCCTGATCCAACTGGGTGAGACTTTTATTCCTTTAATGGACAGTGTCGGCAAATGGATAGCGGCAAACCCGCAACTCGTTAGCGGCACCATAAAGGTTGTAGGAGCATTACTCGCTTTCAAGATTGCCACTATCGGTCTCAAGCTGGGGCTGAATCTCCTTATTTCCCCTTTTGTTAACGTCTGGAAAAATGCCGTTTTACTGCGGACTAACTGGCTTCGGCTGACGCTTGCGCTCGGTGAAGGCGGTAAGCTCCGCTGGCTGGTGACCGGCTTCAGCGCCGTCGCCAGAGGAGCCAGAACACTGGGAGGCGTGCTATCAGGTGGGCTGGTTCGCGGCATTATGATCGCCGGGCGTGCCGTTCTCTGGATTGGCCGGGCACTGCTGATGAATCCCATTGGACTTGCCATCACCGCCGTCGCGGCGGCGGCTTATCTTATTTATCGCAACTGGGGGGCTGTCAGCAGCTGGTTTAAACAGCGCTGGACTGACATTAAAGAGGCGTTTAATGGCGGTGTCGTGGGGATTGGTAAGCTGCTGATTAACTGGTCGCCGGTTGGTCTGCTCTATAAAGCCTTTGCGGCTGCGCTGAAATATCTTGGCGTTGATCTGCCAGCGAAGTTCACCGACTTCGGTGGCCACCTTATCGACGGCCTGATTAACGGCATCAAAAATAAATGGGAGTCGCTCAAAACCACCGTCACAGACATGGGCGACAGCGTTGGCGGCTGGTTTAAGGAAAAGCTGGGTATCCATTCACCAAGCCGGGTATTCATGGGCTTTGGTGACAACATCGCGCAGGGAGCGGCTATCGGCCTGCAACGCACGACACCACAGGCTGCGCTGGCCGGGCAGCGAATGGCCAGTGAACTGCTCCCCAAAATGCCCGTTAGCATTCAGGGACCAAAAATACTGGATAACACTTCAGATGTTCGCTTCAGCATGCCGTCGCTCGATATCAATGAGTTCATGTCGTCTGCTAAAAATGCGCTCGGAGCCGTGATTAATAGTTTGTCTTCCATGTCAGCTATCCCGCTATCCACCAGAGCATCACTTTTACCAGGACAACGTCTGGCGAATGAAATGACGCCGGACGTTCCCCGTATCCCGTCGCCGGAAATCATGGCTGCGGGATATTCAGGCCGTGGCGCAGCTGCATCCGGTGGCGGAACGTCTGGTGGTATTAAGGTCAGCTTTAATCCCCAGTTTTTCCTCAATGGCAAAGAAACCGCAGCGCCTGACGGGTTGACCGGCGCACTGAATATGAGCCTGCATGAGCTGGAGAAAATGCTGGAGCGTCTGCTGGCTCAGCAACAACGCAGGAGGTACAGCTGATGTTTGCAGTACTGGGTGATATTGAGTTTGAACTGATTACCTACTGGGACGGCTTCGAGGCCACGTTCGGCGTCGATTATGCAGAGCATCCCCGTATCGAGGGTAAGCCCGGCCTGCAGTTCGTTGGCGATAAGCTGGACGAAATCCAGATAAGCCTGGTCTTCCATCAGCACTATTGTGTGCCCGACGTGGAGCTGGCGAGACTGCGAACGGCCATGAAGGCCCATCAGGCGCTGGCGCTGGTCTTCGGAAACGGTGACTATCGCGGCTGGTTCGTGATTACCGATGTTACTGCGACCAGCGAGCAGACCGACAGCACCGGCAACGTGCTGGCTGTCAATGCCACCGCGTCTCTCCGGGAGTACATCGGCGACCCGAAAAACCCGCTACAGCCTCCTGCGATACGCACAGCAGTTCCCGGCGTCGGGGCGGTCTCCGGGGCCGTTCCTTCACCTTCCGGGGTGGCGCAGTACGTTCGCGACGGCGTCAACTATGCCAAACAGGCGCAGTCTGTTCTCCAGACCACCATCAGCGCCGTTCGGGTGGCGCAGAAAATGAAGGATAACCCCACCGTTGCACTGACCCGCGTACCGGGGCTGATGAGTGGGCTGGGCAACGTGTCCGGGGCGTTGGGTCAAAGCGTTCCGGCATTTAATGCGCTCTCTGAATCCATGCCTGATGCCATCAGTCTGGCCAGAGCCACCAGTGATGCGGCCACGTATGTACAACAGGCACAGTCTTCACTGAGCGGCGTGGACGGCAGCAATATCGCGGCGGCGCTGGATGCCGTTTCCGGGCAGCTTAACTCCGCCAGCACCACCTTCACCCGTATGTCGCCGGGGTTAAGCACCATGGCAGCCAAAATTCTGGCGAGGAGTGTGTGATGTTTCTTGAACATGTCACCCGTGACGGAGAGCGCTGGGACTCTCTCGCATGGCAGTACTACGGCGACCCGCTGGGCTATCCCCGGATAATTGCCGCCAATCCACACGTGGCCATCACGCCGGTGCTGCCCTCCGGGCTGTTGTTACTGATTCCGGTTATCGAGGCTGAAGAAGCCAGTACAGAAGAGGATATTGCCCCATGGCTGAGATAAACAGCACTGCACAAGCCGCATCAGCGTTAACCGGCGTCAGCGATGTTCTGAGTCCGGTGTTCACGCTATGGTATCTGCAGAAGAACATCACCACCGATATCGCCCCCTATGTCACCCGCGTAACCTACAGCGATAACATCAAAAGCGAGTCCGATACCATTGAGGTGGAACTGGACGACACCGATGGCCGCTGGCTGGATAAGTGGTATCCGGGCAAGGGTGACACGCTGACGCTGAAAATGGGTTATCAGGGCGAGAAGCTGCTGTCCTGCGGTACGTTCTCTATAGACGAGATCGAGGTGAGTTCGCCCGCGTCCGTTGTCGCTATCCGGGGCGTGGCCACGTCGGTCAACAACGCCCTGCGGACAAAATCCAGTCGTGGTTTCGAGAGCACCACGCTGGCGGCCATCGCCGGACGGATTGCCAAAAAGCATCAGCTGAAGCTGGTTGGCAGTATTGAGTCCATCAAAATTGACCGGGTGACCCAGTATGCTGAAACGGACGTGGGCTTCCTGCGCCGACTGGCCAGCGAGTATGGTTATGCCGTGAAAGTGGTCAGCGACCAGCTGATTTTCTCCCATCTGGCCACGCTGCGCGGTCAGGAGCCGGTAAAACAGTTGAAGCCGCAGGATGTAGCCAGCTTTTCCCTGCGTGACACCATCAACCGCGTCTACAAATCAGCAAAAGTAAAACACCAGAAGAGCAGCGATAAAAAGCTGATCGCCTACGAGGTTGCCGGTGGAACAAGTGAAAGCGATAAACAGGTCAAACTGGCAAAAGTCACCAGCGCTGATTCACTGAAGGTCAACAGCCGCGTCAGCGACCCGGACAGTGCCAGAATTAAAGCGGATTCGGCGCTAGCCAGGCATAACGAATACCAGCAGAACGGCTCCCTGACGCTGATGGGGACGCCCCAGTTGACTGCAGGCAACAAAATTGAACTGGTGGGCTTTGGTCAGTTATCCGGGCCATGGCTGATAACCACTGCCCGCCATGCGTTTGACCGTAACAGCGGCTACACCACCGAACTGGAAGTGGCGCGAGGGCCGGTCACGCAGGGCAAGGCAAAGAAAGATAAAAAGACCGGCAAGAGCCAGACGCTGACCATCTACAAATACGATGGCACCACATCAACGGTAATAAAGGGAGAAAAGTAATGTCTGTTGTCACCCGTCAGGTCGGTACGGTCAGTGCCGTCGATGCCGACAAGGTTCAGGCCCGCGTTCGTCTGCCGGAATGCGATAACCTGCGCACTAACTGGCTTAACGTGCTGCAGCGCAATACCCAGAATAACAAGGATTACTGGCTCCCTGACGTGGGGGAGCAGGTTGAGGTGCTGCTCGATGCCAACGGCGAGGATGGTGTCATTCTGGGCGCGGTGTACTCAGACGTCGATAAACCACCGTTCAGCGACAAAAACGTCCGGGGCACGAAATACGCGGATGGCGCAGAGTTCAGCTATAACCGGGCTACCCATACACTGACGGTCAAAGGTGGCATTGAGCGCGTAGTAATCGAGGTTGCGGTAGGTATCAGCCTGAAGGGGAAAACCATTGATTTGACCGCTGATACCACCACGGTGAACGGCAACCTTGAAATCAACGGCAATGCCCACTCTACAGGCAGCATGCTGTCTGACGGCCCGAACTCTAATCACCATTCCCACTGACCTTCTTAAACGCCTTTAATATCGGCGTTCCCGCACAGGGGCAATACTGCCCCCATGAAAACAACCTCCGTATTCTGGCAACCGGCCCTGCAGGCCCCCGGCGAAATCGTCCGGGGGCTGGATGATATCTGGCAGGCCATTCAAATCATCCTGCGAACTCCTCGTGGTAGCGACCCGCATCGCCCGGAGTTCGGCAGCAATCTGCACCTTTATATCGACTGGCCCATCGACCGGGCTATTCCGCATGTGGTGCGCGAATCCGTCGATGCCATCCGCCGCTGGGAGCCTCGCTGCCAGCTTATGTCGGTCAAACCCGCCGTCGAAGGCGAACATCTTACGCTCCGGGTGAGCTGGAAAGGCTCTGACGGACAGCCCCGGACTCAGGAGTTGCTATGGCGCTGACAGAACCCGATTTTATTGAACGCGATGCCGACAAAATCACGGCTGAAATGATTGCACAGTACGAAGCCGCAACCGGCAAAACGCTATACCCCGCTCAGGCTGAGCGCCTGTTGATTGACCTGTGGGCTTACCGCGAAATGCTGGTCAGGGTAGCGGCGCAGGAAGCGGCCAAACAGAATCTGGTCGCCTTTGCCCGTGAGCCGATGATTGATTACCTCGGTGAACTGGTCGGTGTATATCGCCTGGCCGCGCAGCCTGCCACCACTACGCTCCAGTTCTCCGTGGATGAGGCACTGGCCATTGATGTGCTGATTCCGGCAGGAACCCGCGTCAGCGCTTCCGACAGCATTATTTTTGCCACCGATACGGACGTGGTGCTGAAAGCCGGATTGCTGCTGGTCAATGCCACGGCCACCTGTACCGAGCCGGG